AAAGGCAAGCGGCGGCACAGGAGCAGGTGGAGCGGTATCTTGGCAGGATGTATTCGCTGACAAGCTGAAGCGGTGGAGGAAGGTGGCATTTCTATGAATCTGATGACCCAGATGATGGAAGATTGCCGAATCCTCAACCATGTCCGGCAGGATGATGACTTCGGCGGTTACACGAATGAATGGACGGAGGGCGCAACGTTCAAAGCGGCAATCGCAAAGAACGCCAGCCCGGAGCAACTTGTTGCAGAACAACAGGGAATTTCAGAGCAATTCACGGTTGTGGTTGAGCAGGACTTTGTTCTTGACTATCACGATGTGTTCAAGCGGATCTCCGATAATGCCATCTTTCGTGTAACAAGCCGGACACAGGACTCGACCGCACATCCGGCGAGTACCATCAAGATCGCCAAAGTGACCGCTGAAAGGTGGGAACTGCCCTCATGAGAGCAACAGCGAAAGCCTTGAAAGAGTTTGTCGGCGGCTTTGGATTTCCTGCCTACACAACGCAGTCCGTTCCAAAGGATGTTCAAGTTCCCTATTTGACCTATCCGCTTGTCGAACCGGAGTGGAATCAGAAAGCCACCTTTTATATTCAAGGCTGGTTTCGTACCACAAGCAACGCTACTTTAGCGGAGACAGCGGATAGGATCATTTCGGAAATAGGAACAGGAATCACAATCTCCACAGAAGTCGGTTATCTGGTGATTTACCCGGAAACACCGCTTGTGCAGATGCTTGTGGATGGAGATTACAGATCCTTTTACATCAATCTGTCCATCAATTGTTATCAGATGCCGGGAGCGTTCCCGGCAAAACCATAAAAGCCGGGTGACAACCCGGAGGAAGGAGAAAAACTTATGGGAGCACCCGGACATACTTCTGCGATTCGCAATGAAACCTTTGAGAACCTCCAGCTGAATGCTGGTATCATCCTCAAAGATTGTGACTACTCCGAAATCGCAAACGCTGGCACACTCAAGACAGCAATTGAGGCGGCTGTTGCCGGAACAACCGGAGCACTCGGAACGATTGTCGGTGCAACTCGTGGCGGCGGTTCTTTCACGGTCACCCGTGAAATGAGAAGTCCCGAAGTCGATGGCAAACGCTATGGTTTCGTGGGAGACACTTTCGTGGATAGTGTGGAAGCACAGCTTTCCACTACGCTGATTGAAATGACCCCGGACAATCTGGTGGATGCTTTCGGAAGTGCAACGAAAACCACTTCTGGAGCGAAAACCACGATCAAGCTGGGTACGGCAATCGACACGGAAGACTATCTTGAGAACATCTGCTGGGTCGGAGATATTTCTGACGGACGGTATGTGCTGATTTGTCTGAAGAACGCTCTGAATCAAGCTGACTTCAGCCTTACATGGACGGACAAGGGCGAAGGTACACTTCCTGTTGAGTTCCATGCGAAACAGTCTGATGTCAATGATTATGACTACGCTCCGTTTGAGATCATCTACTTCGGAGCGGCAACCTAACACAACCACACAGGGGGAGGGGGAAATCCCCTTCCCCATTGCTTTTTTGTGAGGAGGACAAAATGGCAAAACTGCTTGAGAAAAACGGTGCTGAAATGATGGCATCGATTGTAAATATCGCCGCTCCGCTGAAACGATTCATTGAGGATGAAGAGTTCGAGGCGGCATGGAAGAATGCCACGAGAAAAGGGCTTCGCACAGGAATGACCGACATCCTGCGGATTTACACAGATATTGCACCGCTCCTGTTCGGAGAAAAGCATCTGAAGGATACGCTTGCAGTTCTTGCAGAGATTGAGGGGACAACGGTAACGAAAATGTTGAAGATGAACGGCACGGAAATGCTTGCAGATGCTTTGAAGGTGTGGAAGGAACAGCTTCAGCCTTTTTTTACGCAACTCGGTCTTTCAGCTGGCGAGAAGTGATCTTATCGCTTGTCGAATATCCGCTGTTAGGCTGGAACGGACGGTTTGCGTATCTGTCTGCGAAGTACGAAAAGAACATGATTGAGATGTACGGGATGGATTTGGTATATCTCATCGCAAAGAAAAGCTATGACGGATTGAGCAGACCTACAGACTTGTACCATAGACGGGACAAAAGGGACACGAGAAGCAGTAAGAAGATTATTGCTGATATGTTGAAAAAATTAGGAGGTGAGTAAATGGAATTATTTAGCCTGTTGGCTAAACTCACCCTTGATTCCAGCGAGTTCGATAAAAAAATCCAGAGTGCAGAGCAGAGTGCAAAAGCCATCAAGATTGATGAGCCTGTTTTAACGCTGGACGATTCCGATTTCACGGATAAAATTCATTCGGCGCAGAGCGAATCTGTGGATGATATGACAGGCGAGGATGCGCCGGATCTTGGTCTTGATTCAAAAGAGTTTAGCGATGGCATAAAAGATGCCAATGAAGCCGGAGAGACTTTTGCTTCCGGCATGACAGAAACTTTTGACAGTATCAAAACCGCACTCGTAGCCACGGGCATTGTTGCAATGATAACGGGGCTTACGAATCTGATTACAGATGCCATCAACAAGACTACAGAGATGGCGGATACCATCGACAAGCAGTCTACTGTTCTTGGCATTTCCAAGACAAAATATCAAGAATGGGATCATGCTCTTAAACAAAGCGGCGGTAGCGTAAGCGAGTTAAGCCGTGGAGCAATTAAGTTCCGTACCCTTCTTGATGATGTAAACAAGGAACTTGAGAAAGGCAATTCTGACTTCGACTTCCGTACAATGACTGTTGAAGAACAGGCGCTCAAGATGAAAGATCTTGAAATCATGACGGAAGAACAATCCGATGCGTTTAGGAAACTCGGAATCAGCGTTCTGGATGCAAACGGGAATATCAAAACATCCGAACAGCTGATGGAGGATGCGCTGATTGCGACTTCTGAATTGTCCGGAGATGCACAGCTGAAGGTTATCAACGATCTGTTCGGAAGGAATGTGCAAGGCATTACGAACCTTGTTGCTGGCGGCAAAGAGCAGGTTAAAGAATTGCTCGGAGAAGCACAGGAACTCGGCATTGTCTTGTCCGATGAGGAAATCCAGCAAGCGGTTGAGTATGGCGATGCCGTTGCAAATCTGAATGCGGAACTTGATGCGATCAAGAGTGCGTTCGTTGCTGATATTATCCCTGTTCTGAAGGATGCTGTTACATGGCTGACCGATTTCCTTGAGAAGCTGAATCCAAGGCTTCAGACAAGTTCTGTTTATAGCGTAATAGACCAGATTAACGAAAAAACGCTTGCGGCGAGCATGAATGTGGATGCTTCTACGGCTTCTGCAAAGAAGCTGATTGAAGACCTGCAAGCGATGGGCGATTATTGGTCACTTGATGAACAGGGCAGGATGACATGGGATGCTCTGGCAGACAAGGCTCTGGAACTGTTCCCGAAGCTGTCTGATTACATTGACACGGACGGAAAGAAGATTCAAGGGAATACGCAGGACATTGAAAACAACATTGATGCTTGGGCAAGGCTTGAAAAACAGAGGTTGCTTTCTACGGCTATGGCTGAAAAGCAAGAAGCCGTTGCAAAACAGTTAACAGCCGCATATGAGAAAAGTGCTGAAGCGAAGGAAAAGGAAGCAGACGCATACGGCGAGTTCGCCAAGATTGTAGATCAAGCGAACAAGTACATAAAGGAGAACCCTAACAGTCCGCTCGTTGCTGGTTTGCAAATAAAATACGGCGATGATTTCAAGGAAATAAGCGCTGATTCTGCTGAAGCATTAGAGCAGTTGAAAATGCTCGGCGGCGTAGAGGGCATAGATTTCGGCAGTTACACCAAAGCAACGGAACAGGCGCAGACATTGCGAGAAGAATCCGAGAGGATGGTGAAAGAAGCCGAAGAAGCACAGGCAGGGCTTGAAGATCAGCAGAAATATCTTGAGGAAGCAATGGGGCTTGCGAAAACAGGCGTTGATAACACAACTGAATCTGTGAATAAACTCGCACAAGCAATCAGAAACCTGCCGACAACAATTCCGATCAGCATCCCGTTCCTTAACGGTGCTATGAGACCGAAAGCCATAGGTGATGCATATATTCCGTTTGATAACTACCCGGCACTTCTGCACAGGGGCGAGAGAGTGCTTACGGCTACCGAAGCACGGCAGAACAACAGCTTCGATATTTCTGGGCTTGAAGACAGGATCGAAGCGGCAATCCGAAACGGCATGGACGGAGTAACAGTTCGCAGTTATCTGAACGGCAAGGAAATCACGGACGAAGTGAACCGGAATACG